GTGAGATGAAGAAAATATTGCAGCAAAGCCAGGCGGCAGCGAATAAGAAAGATGATCCGACTAGTGATTTTCCTCAGCTGCAGATTATGACGAATAATTATATTAAAATCTGTGAGGAAGTTACGAAGAACAAATACGAGGACTTTCAAGATGTTATGGATTGCTACGGTACAGTCATTGGCAACCTTGATGAGCCAGGCAACCCATACGCTAAGAAGATACAAAACGCGATGAATTCTGGTGAGAATGTCATCGAAATGGTTTACAAAACAATTAAATCCGACCCTGATTTCGAGGATGCTATCGAAAAGATAAGGGCGAAAAAGGCTCCGGCACAGCCGGCGGTTAAACCTGATAATCAGGAAAAATTACGCTTAGAAGCGGAAGAGAAAGAGCGCAGAGTGCGCGAGAATAAGAACAAAGCCCGGACATCAGGAAGCTTTAACGGTGGCGGCGATGCTGATGATGGCATGAGTATGAATGATATTCTTAACATGTCTGATGCGGCGTTTGCCAGGTTGCCGAAAGACAAGAGGAGTAAGATATTAAAACAATTTGGTTAAATTTAAGGAGTAAATAATGGCAACAGGTAATAGTATCAGTACCGCTAATTTGCGCGCGGAGTTATGGCGCAAGCAGTTAATGGCAGATGCACGTGATTTGCTGTTTATGCAGAGGTTTATTGGGTCAAGTGAGCAGTCAATGATTCAAGAGTTGACTGACTTAAAGAAAGGTAAAGGCGATAAGATTAACTTCGGTCTTGGTATGAAGCTGTCCGGCTCTGGCGTTTCCGGCGATAGCGAGCTTGAGGGCAACGAAGAGGTCATGGTTGATTACGAAGAAGATGTTTCTATCGACCAGATTCGCAACGCCGTACGCTTGACCGGCGAGATGGACGAGCAAAAGAACTGCTACAATATGCGCGATTCGGCCAAGAACCGTTTAGCGGATTGGATTGCAGAACGCATTGACCAAGAAATCATGGATAAACTTTGCGGCAAAACCACATCAACGTTTGCCAACACGCCGACAGCAGCGGCAGCTACTAGGTCAATATGGGCCGGCGGCCAATCGTCTACTGGTGATGTCACTACTGCCATGAAGATGGACACCAAGGTTTTGGATGCGGCCAAGCAGATGGCTAAGCTTGCAAGTCCAAGAATCCGTCCTTTGCGCATTAACGGCAAAGAACATTACGTGGCCATCTTGCACCCCTATGATGCCACCAACTTGCGCCAAGACAGCGTATGGAACCAGGCACAGCGTGAGGCAGGAGTCAGGGGTAACGATAACCCGATTTTCTCTGGTGCGCTAGGCATTTACAACGGCATCATCGTGCATGAGCATGAATATGTTTATCGCACGAATGATGGCGATACCTCTGCTTACGTGGCCCGCAACGTGTTGTGCGGTCAGCAAGCAGGCGTGATTGCGTGGGGTAAGCCGGTATCGTGGCAGGAGAAATCCTTTGACTACGGTAACAAGCAAGGTTTTTCTTGCGGCGCAATATTTGGTTGCTTAAAGCCGATATTCAACTCGTTGGATTACGGCGTTGTGACCATGTTTGCGGCATCAGCAGCGGCCACCACAGCGTAAGGATTAACAATATGCCGGGGTGAAATATCCCCGGCTAATTAAAAGGAGTAACTCATGGGAGCGATTACCGGTACATTAGTAAAAAGGACGGAGTTGGGTGGAGAGTATAAGGTGTTTGTGTTTACCTCGACCATCGCGGCGGCATCGGACACCATTGATTTGTCGGCTTACGTTACCGAGATTGTCGGAGCGTCAGCGCATTTGACCGCTGGCATGGACGCGGATTGCCAGACCTTGCAGACATCATATAGCGGTACAACCGTTACTGTGGTGTCGAAGAATGCGGCAGGAAGCGCGGCTACGGATTTCACAGGCACGACCATCGAGGTTTTGGTTATCGGCAAGTACAACTAAAAGGAGTGACTAATGGGGTTTACAGAAATTATCAAACAACGTGGATTTTGGCAAAAGGGAGTGTACGATTTACTCGTACAGTTCTATGACAATTTCAACGCATTGTTGGTGAAGTTGGATGCCGATTTAGGCGACACCGACTACACCGGCGATTACACGATTTCCGACCCCACCATTGGCGCGACTTACGGGAAAGAGCTTCAACCCAACGGCATGCCTCAAGGTGCTTTGGTTTCTATCTTGAAGCAGTTCCGCACTAATTTTAACGCTTTGATGGACGCGCTTGCAGCAGATGATGGCGTAAACGGCACGACTATTTTTACCGACCTCAAGTTTTCGTCTAGTGCGTATTTGGTTGACCAGTACGGGGCCGAGATAAACCCTAACGGTATTCACCAAGATGCGCTCGTGGATTTCCTTGATGTCGCTATTAATAATTTTGACGGCGCGCTTAACGCTTGCGATGCTGACTCGTCATTGACTGACACGGATTACTTTAGCACGCTTGGCATCGGTGACGTGGTTGGCTCTTCGAGTTCTTCCTCTTCATCGTCAAGCTCTAGCTCAAGAAGTTCTAGCTCAAGCTCAAGTTCTTCGAGTTCTAGTTCATCTAGTTTGTCAAGCTCATCGTCTAGCTCAAGCAGTTCAAGTTTTAGCAGCTCAAGCAGCTCAAGTTCGTCTAGTAGTAGTTCGAGCGAAAGCGTTTCTAGCTCTAGCGAGAGCAGCTCATCTTCGAGTTCTAGTAGCTCAAGCTCAAGCTCTTCGAGTTCCAGCGAAAGCAGCTCAAGCTCTAGCAGCAGCTCGTCAAGTTCAAGTTCGTCTAGCAGTAGTTTTTCCAGCAGCAGTTCGTCAAGCAGTAGTTTGTCAAGTTCTTCGAGCTCTAGTAGTTCTGAGAGCGTAGGTTAGGAGGTAGTATGGAAAGAAAAGCAACAGCAGATTTTGGATTAGTTACGGCTGATACGCTCGTTAAAACGGGCGAGGGCTATCTTTTCAGTATCTCTCTTGCCTATAAAGGCGTTACTGCGGGTGAGATTTGTACTGTTATTGATGGGCTTACTGTGGCGGGTGATGACAAATTAGTGTTTGTTTTCCCGGCAGCGAATGGTGTGGTTCAATTACTCTTCCCAGAAGGGAAGTATTTTTCAACAGGTATTTTCTTCAACAAAGGCGCGACCGCAGGTCAAGTCTGGGCTGAAGGACAGTTTCGATAAAATCAATCGTGGGGCAATCAGGTTAAAATCTGGTTGCCCCCGTAACTTTTTTGTGTTATAAAGAATTAATAACAATCGGCTAACGCCGAAGGGTATCAGTGGATTGCCCCAAATCCGCACCAGAGGTAAATGGCTACACCGATTACGTTAAATACGCAAATATATTTAAAGCTAAACACTGATAGCGACCCTATCATCACAGATAGTTCGCCTTATCAGCGGTTTATAGGTTCAGTTGGTGAGGGATTCGCCATATCCACAGATATTAAAAAATATGGTGATGGTTCCGGGTATCTCAATATTACTAAGACAGGATATCTTATAACGCCAGATGCTGACCCGGCCTGGGCCATAAACAGTGACGATTGGACACTTAGTGTTTTCGTTTATCCTGTAATATATAACGATACTGGCGGCGGTGTTGGAGGTAATTATATTGCCTGCTTGAATGCATTACCTACAGTTTGGATATGTAATATAGGATATTTTAGCAGTGGTGGCATAACGTTAGGAAATTGGACGTGCCCATTGGGTACGTGGACACACATAGCTATAGTCAAAAAAGGGTTAGCATGGGGCGTATACCAAGATGGCGTGCAAAAGGCATACTCTTATGGTGCGCATTCTTCTACATCCGCTCCTCTAGTTCTTGGGGCAAGATATGATTTATACAATGGTTATCTTAATGGGTTGAGAGGGTGTGTTGATGATTTTCGTATTGACAAATTCAATATTTTTGGCGCGAATCCTAATGCTGAATTGACAGACACGATAACCGTGCCTACGGCTGAAGATGAAAATCAGTCCAGCTCTTCATCTAGTAGCTCTTCGTCTAGCCATAGCAGTGAAAGTTCATCGAGCAGTTCGTCAATGTCGGGCCCTTCTAGTTCAAGCTCATCTTCATCGAGTAGTCTAAGCTCTAGCAGTTCATCTAGTAATTCATCGTCTAGTAGCAGTTCGTCCTCATCGAGCTCAAGCTCTTCGAGTAGCGAATCATCTTATTGGGGCGACCAGGCCGAGAATGGCGGGTCGTGGAGTTCACGCTCTGCTAACACTGATACATGGACGAATCGCACAAAACCAAGCGACTCGTGGACAAATAGATAAGGAGCAATTATGACAAGGTTATTGTTTTTAAGTTATGTTACGCGAGTTTTAAAAAGGACAGACAAGAATACCGAGATTTATGAGGCATATAATGAAACCATTCGGGATATAAGCTCGCGCGCCAAGTTCCAAGAATATGCTTTCCAGTCTTACGTTGCGTGTGTTCAGGGTCAAGAGGATTACCCGTTACCGACAACATTACTGCATTTACAGCACCCGGTGCGATTGCTTGAGGGGTCAGCTACGAATGATAGCGGCAATCCGCTAACTCATATCAGCAAGGCAGAATACGACCGCCGCGAGCCCAACCCAAACCGCACAAGCCCCGATGAAGGCAGACCGGGTGCTTACACTATTTACTCAAACTCAATCTTGTTAACGCCCATCCCCGACGGGGCCGGGTACTTGCTTGAGATTAATTGGTGTAACGTACCTACAAATTTAAGTGGTGATTCTGACGTTTCATCGTTTAACGAAATGTGGGATGAGATTTTAAAGCATGGCACGTTGTTCAGAATGTTTGCCTTGCTTGGAATGTATCAAGATTCTGAGTATTGGCGCGCGCTTTACGAAACCGGCATTCGGCGCATGGTTGAGATAAACAGCGATAAGACCGGTGGTTGGATTGGCATAGTGGCCAACAACAGCCTATAAAGGAGTAATATGTCAGGAGATTCTAAAAATCAAATAGTGGTTACCAACTGTGTATATAATTGCCTTGCTGAGAAGTGCCCCAAGTGGGTAGTGTTACATAACACCATTAAGGGAGAAGATGGCAAGGATAAGATAGTAAGTTACGGTCGGTGCGCAGATGCTATAATTGCGTTAGTTTTGGTTGAGATTAAAGAAGCATTGAGGGCAAAATAATGCCATTATTAAGAATACCGGTATTACTCCCAAGCATGGGCATGGATTATTCCAGGCCGGCAACGCTTATCGATAATGCTAATTGTTTCCCGCAGAATATGTCCTTTAGCCGAGGGGATATAACAAAGCGAGCCGGGCGGTCTTTGTTCGGGGATACGGCCATATCCGGCGCGCCGGTGATGGGGTATGGCACGTTTTATATGGGTAGCGGCGCAAGACATATCTTGCGCGTGTCTACAAACAATCTTGAGAAGTATAATGAGCTTACTAACGTTTGGGATGATATTGCCGTAACCCCGTTTAGCGGTGATGCCGATGATTACTTTGCTTTTGCTACCGTGGCCGAGAGCGACCTTATCGCCATAAGCAACGGGGTTGATAATATTCGTAAGTGGACAGGGTCTGGCAACCAACAGCTTCTAGGCGGCACTCCGCCCATATGCAAAACCATGTGTTACCTAAGCCCTTATTTGATACTTGGCAACCTTATTGAATCCGGCACGCCTAACCCGTGGAAAGTGGCGTGGTGCGATACGGCTAACCCAGAAATATGGACAGGCGGTAATTCGGGGAGTGAACTCCTCTCCGATGAGAGCAGCGAGATCGTGCGCCTTAAAAAGCTTAACGAGTACGCTGCCGCCTATAAAAAAGATAGCTTATGGCTAGGACGCCTTGATGTGTCCGATGTTATAAGCTTTGATTGCGTGAAGACTGGTATTGGAATTGTCAGCAAGAACGCCGTGGCCGAGGCAGAAGCCGTGCATTACTTCATGGGCTATAATGATTTTTACTCATGGGATTCGTCCGGGATAACTCCGATTGGCAAGGGTGTGCGCGATGAGGTGTTTAGCACCATTGATAAAACCCAGTTGCATAAATGTTTTGCTGTTCATGCTAAAGACACAACGGAAATTTGGTTTGCTGTGGTTACAACAGGGCAAACATATCCTACCCAGATATGGAAATACAATTACCGTTATGGCATTTGGTATTTTGATACTATTGCCAATATAACCGCCGGGATAGAGTTTGAAGGCAATGCCTTCGCGGAGCGCACCATCTTGGGTGATTCATCCGGCTACTCTTACCGCGTTGACCCCACGGCCCATAACGACAACGGCGTGGCCATATCCTCTTATGTTATTACCAAGGACTTTGTAGCGGATAAGTTTGAGTATGAGAAGCGTTGGTTACAGATTGATTTATGGGCATACGGTTCAGCTACGCTTTACGTTGATTACTCTATTGACCGGGGCACGACCTGGACATCGTTATCATCTGCCACGTTAGAGGCATCGATGCCAATCTTCCCTATAACCCTATGGTTCGATGTAGTATCAAGCCATATCAGGTTTAGGTTCCGTAACGACGGGGATGGGGAATACTTTTATTTACGTAAGTTTTTCCCGTATTACTTGGGTCGTGAGGAGGCATTTAAATGAAGGACTCTTGGCGAGAATACTTAAGATTGTTCACCCCTATTTTTACTTTTATCGTAGGCATCCTTGTCAGTATCGTTCTTGGCCAAGTCAACAAAATTGATGATAAACTTTTCAAACATTTAACTAATGATGAGTTGCACGCTCCACGGACAATCGTTGTTACAAAGCCTGAGTTTATGATTTATCAAAGGATGAGGGATCAACAGATGGAGGATATTAAGGACGCGGTTTGCGATATAAGGGCAGTAGTAAAAACCATTAGGAGGTAGTATGAAGATTTTGAATTGGATTATTTTGTTTTTGCCGAGTGTATTTGGTATCTTGCAGGCCGTGATTAAGTTAGTGAAAGAAATCCTTACAGCAATCGTCAACTGCTTATACCCGGTGATTCCGTCTAAGAAGTTCCAGGGCGTGGTTGATGCTATACGTGGTGTTGTCAATACGGTTGATGATTGGGTGGAGAAAATTAAAAATTCTATACTAGGCGTGATTAAATGAGCGTGTTAGAAATCATTGTCGGGGTCATTAAACTATTCGGGGTTTGGTTAGAAACCAAAAGGGAGAAAGATGCGCTTGTCAAGATTAAAAAAGAAAAGATTATGGAAGAAGCTCAAGAGGCCCTCAAGGCTAGGGATAGTTCTGGTTTGCTTGGGGCTTTTAATAAGCTTAACCGGCTGTAATCGGATTACGGTGAGCGCGATGTATCCGGAGGATATTTACGATATGCCAAAAGGTACAGCCTACACATCAACGAAGGATGGCAAGTTCTTCTCGGATAAGGCTATTGATGAGGTGTTACAAGCGAGGATTGATTTAAAGAAATGAGTGTTAATTGGGAGTGGTATTTAATAGGGATTGTGGTTGCATGGACATTGCTTTTTCCTGCGGGCGGCACGGAAGTGCCGGCTACCAAGCGGGGGTATAAGGTATTACGCAGGTACATTGCCCCTGCCTTGTCTTTATTGTTCCTTATTCTTATCGATAGCGTGGCGTTATGGCGGTCGATTCTTTGCTGTTGCGCCCTTTGTGGGCTGATGCACCTTGGCTACGGTAACGGGAAATCGTGGGGCTACAGGGCAATCGTAGGGCTATTATACGCCTTGCCTAGCCTATTCTTAGGGTTTTCCTTCTGGTTTTTCTTGCTCCCCGTGGGTTTTATCGCCCTTTTTGCCGTTTCCATGTGGAAACCTACGGCCAAGATGTTTCCTTGGGTATTGGTTTGCGCCATAGACGGGGCCTTAATCGGTGCGTCTTTGGCCGGGGCTGTTGTAAATTGCTGGTGGTGTAAATGAGTTTTACCAATTTACCAGTAAGGTTAAAGTTAGCCGGGGCACAAACTCCTTACGAAAAGAATTTGGAGCGCGAGCTTCAGGACTATACTTTTAAGCTGTCCACCGCTCTTAATCGTCTTATCGCTAAAGATCACGTACCTGTAACGGTTAGCGGTACTGGTCTTTCGTTATCCGGCCAAGAATTAACGAATACAGATAAAGGATCCGTTGCGATTAACTCTCATCTTGCGGCATTTAACCATGGGGATATTCACCCACGTAATCAAGATTGCGTTGTAACCGTAGACGGCCAGGTTTACCTTATTTATCGTGGTACGCTAAAATATAATCTTTTTGTCGATGATGGTGTCGAGGTAGATGGGCGTGATATTTCTGAAGATGGCACAAAGCTAGACACATTATATTCTGCTTTTATAAGTTCCAGTAGCTCGTCATCTTCGTCAAGTAGTAGTTCATCGTCAAGCATGAGTTCATCGTCTAGTTCAAGTTCATCATCGAGCATGAGTTCCTCGAGTTCTAGCAGTTCGTCTTTATCTTTAGGCATACCGCCACATAACGACCTTGATGGCCTGCAAGGTGGAACTGCTGAAGAGTATTATCACTTTACTGCGGCAGAACACACAATATTAGCTGCATTCGCCGCAAGCAGTTCCTCAAGTTCAAGTAGTTCATCATCGTCAAGTAGCAGCTCCTCATCGAGTATGAGTTCATCATCTAGTTCAAGCTCTTCATCGAGCATGAGTTCCTCGAGTTCTAGCAGTTCGTCTTTATCTTTAGGCATACCGCCACATAACGACCTTGATGGCCTGCAAGGTGGAACTGCCGATGAGTATTATCATCTGACTGCCGCGCAATTGGCCGCATTACATGCACAGAATACCGATACTAAAATATTAACAGGAAACACGTCAGTAGAAACCACTGATACCGGTTCCGATGGCAAAGTAGAGATTAAACCGGAGGGCACTACCGAAGCTACATTTGATGCTAATGGTTTATCTTTGAAAAGCGGAGCTAGTGTAAATGAATTTTCTACCGATGGCACGTTAGCGGGTGATAGTGATGATGCTGTTCCTACGGAAAAGGCTGTTAAGACGTATGCAGATACTAAAGCAAAAAATGATTTAAGTGATTTAGCGGCAACTGCAATAAACACTTCTTTGATTTCTGATACAAATAATACTGATGATTTAGGTTCAGATGCTAAAAAATGGAAAGATGGGTATTTTGCGGGAATTGTAACCACATCAAAATTATATCAAACAAATCCAGTGTACGTTAATGCAAGATTGAATGGTACTATGACAGTTAATAATACTTCATGGACTAAGGTAACGTTATCAACAGAAGATGCAGATACCAATAATAATTTCGATAATGTTACTAACTATAGGTTTACCGCGCCTACATCTGGTTATTACGATATTGATGGTATGGTAGGCTATGGAAATCCAGGCGGAGTACATAATTGTATCGAAGCTGCCTTGTTTATTAACGGAGCCGAGTATAAACGAGCGATACAAGATGCACCATCGGTAGATGTCACTCCATCGGTTCATGGTATTGTCAAGTTAAATGCTAATGATTATGTAGAACTGTTCGCAGTTTCTCTGTTGGTGAATCCGACTACTATAGGACATGCTACGGCAGTATCGATACAATGTAGGTTGACTATCATGCAGATTGGATAGTAATTTTAGAATTAAAATATTGATAAGTAATTTAAAAATAGATTAATTATGTATAAAATAAACAAAAATCAAACTTTAAAATTAGAATTTGCCGTGTTAGATAATAACGGCAAATTAATAACAGAATTATAAAAGGAGAATATATGGCAACACCAACGTATGAGCAGATAATCGCTAAACAGCAATCCGTAAAAGACACTGCATTGAAGCAAGGATATACCGAGCAACAGGCGCAGTCCTTGGCGGATAATTGGTTATCCGGCGCACAAAAGCAATATGGATATACTGATTCAGGCCAACAAAAGTCGTACGTAGATATGAAATATCAGGTAGGTACAAACATGGCTACCAGCGGTTTTTTGGAAGATGATAAGGGATATTATTCTTTATTTGATGATTCAAATCAAACACCTTACTACACAGATGCATCAGCCGCACCAGCTACGGGTAGCGGCGGGGCTACGGCGGGAGCGGGCGCTGCTGCCGCACCAACGGCATTGGATCAAGCACAGGCAGATTATTATAAGGCCTTAGCTGATAAGGCAAACGAAGCTCCGGAGAAGGTTACCCAACAAGTCATGCGCCCAGGCTATGCGACAAGCTTGGGTCAGCAATTAGCGAGTAAATACGCCTCTGGCTTTAGCTCTTATACGCCCGGCCAAGCGTATACCGGCAACCTGAACCAGACTGCCACATCACAAGAGCAACAGGGGTTATCGTTATTAGATCAGTATCTTTCTGGCGGTAAGAGCGCGTTATCAACTGCGGCAGAGAGCCAGGCCTTGTCAACCTTAAATGGGCAGTATACTAATGCGGAAACAAACCCTTATATTCAGTCGCTTATTACGTTAAGCAACCGCAATTTGCAAAGTAACATGGACACGCTTAATCGTCAGCGCGCGGCATTGGGTAAATATTTTACATCGGAAACGATTGCTCAAGGTAATAAGGCTATCACCAATGCGCA